CACTATCGGGATTCTGAAAGAGCTGGCCCCGGCGTAATGGCTGACCTTCGGTACATCCGGGCCGACTCCAATATCTATTTAACTAATGGGAAATCGTACGCAGAGTACGTTAACGATGGCACTCCGAATATGCCCGCGCATAATATGCTAGAGCATGCGGTGGCCGCAGCTATGGACGAACTTGAAGAATGAGTTACGCATCGGTACAACGTGAATTGGAAACCCATTTTTCCACTAACTGGACAGATACTGTAGTAGGCTATGATAATGTCCCCAGCCCGGACATCGACACCAACAGCACTTGGGTTCGGTTTACTGTAACCTACGGCCCAGCGAAGCAAGTTTCTATGGGTGGGGGAGACTCGAACTTTCATAGGTTCACAGGTATAGTTAATGTACAGATATTCGCACCGCTAGACGCAGGCTCAAAGGCGGCGCTAGAATTGGCGGATAAAGTGGTGAGTATGTTTACTGGGAATCGCATCGGACAGAGCCAAATGTATACAGCGGAAACGCAGATCATTGGCGATGATGGATTTAACCGATACCAAGTAAACGTGGTATGTCCGTTTCACTTTGACGATATTGTATGATAGCCACGGTTACTTAGGAGAACTGATATGGGCTTTGCTACATCGAACCAAACTGCGGTACGGTATGTTGAAGAATCCAACTTTGCCGAAACGCCTGCATCCCCCGTGTTCAAAGAGCTTCGCTACACCGGCGAGTCCCTGAACCATAACATCGAAACCATCACTAGTGAAGAAATCCGGGCTGACCGGATGACCTCCGACTTGATTCAGGTCGGCGCTATGAACGATGGCGAAGTTAACCTGGAAATGTCCTACGGTAGCTACGATGATCTCATCGAAGGCGCTATGGCGGCTAGGTGGGCGACGACTATCAACGTTTCTGGCGCTACTGATATTTCAGTAGATTCCACTTCGTCTATTGCCTCTGGCGGTACTAGCCTGGCGGGCGTTCCTGTAGGCGCTTGGGTAAAAATCTCCGGATTCACCAACGCTGCTAACAACGGGTACTTTCAAGTAACGGCGTCAACTGCAAGTTCACTTGACTTCGTACAGACTACGTTAGTTGTCGAGCCGGCAGGCGATAGCATCGACATTACCGGCTCTAGCATTAAGAACGGTGTTACGCCGATTTCGTACACTTTTCAGAAATATCTGCAAGACGCGACTACCCCGACCTGGATTCAGTACCTCGGATGCCGCGTTGGTAGCTGGGACCTGTCTTTCGATACTGCCGCTATCCTGACCGGCTCGTTCGGGATTATGGGTACTTCATCTACTGCTAGTTCTTCGGCTATCGCGGGACAGACCATTGACCCCGCTACCCCGACCACTACGGAAGTGATGAACGCGGTTAACAACGTCGCAGACATCGTTATCGACGGTGTTCCGAGTACCTACTACTTCAGTTCTTTGTCTCTGAACGTAAACAACAACCTTCGGGCGCAGCAGGCCATCGGGTCGTTGCCGGCGATTAATATCGCACTTAGCCGTCTGTCGATTACTGGGTCAATCATGTTCTACTTTGAGAACAAAGACCAGTACGATAAGTACGTCAACGGTAGCCGACTCTCATTGTCGTTCCGGGTTGAAGATTCTGCGGGTAACGCTTACCAGATTACGATTCCGCAGATTGAGTTTTCCAGCGGTTCGATTACGGCTGGCGGGCTGGACACTGACGTATTTATGGAAGCGGATTGGGAAGCTGTACTCGACCCGACCACTTCTTGCATGATTCAGGTAGATCGCTTCCCAGCAGCGTAAACTTGATAGATTGATCTTTTAAACTAGATGGAGCAATTCGTATGTTCGTCATTGATGCTGTCGATAGCAAGGCAGAATCTGAAGGTCTGTGGTTCGATTTTGCTGGAAGTCAATTTAAGATTTCCAGCACTTCGAACCCGGAGTATCAGAAGTATGTAACAAAGCTGCAACTCCCCCACCGCAAGAAAATTGCCCAAGGTAAGCTCGAACCGGAGATTGGCGTTGAGCTAATCGCTAAGGCACTAGCAGGACACGTTTTGAGAGACTGGAAAGACGTGTATACTGTAGATGGGAAGGAAGTCCCGTTTGATGTCGAAATAGCAAAAACTGCTATTATGGCTAACGAGGACTTGCGCGATTTTATTCTGGACACCGCAAGCGACATCGCTAACTTCCGCAAGGAAGTGAAAAAGGATGTTGTAAAGAAATAACCGCGTATTTGGATTGGTTGGTAGAGTACGCGGATAAGCTGGAGTTTCTGGAGAACATTGCAGACCAGACCGGGAACCTCCCGCTTGCTCTCGCCAACCGCCCTTTCCTTTCTGATTTTGCGATTCCGTACTACAACGTATTTATGGAATTGTCGAATCAGCGCACTGCCGGCATGAACGGTGCCGACCCTATTTTATTCAGTGAAATAGCGGTATATTTAGAGCTGTACAACCTCCGTGACCTCCCGATGGTAGTGGAGATAATCGTTGAATGTGACCGACACTATCTAACGAAGCAGCGAGAGCAGCTAAATGGCCAGAACGTCAATACTAAAATTAATAGTAAACGCGGCAGGGGCGGTAGCCTCAGTCGAGCGGCTAAATAGTTCACTCCAAAAGCTCGGCAGTACAGCTAGAAGTGTTCAAACGCAACTTCAGAATTTAATTCCCGGTCAACGCATTGCCGCGTCTGCGAATACCGCTGCGTCTGCAATCGAACGTCTTAACAAAACCATTGGGAGCGGGCTGACCGGCTCGCTAAACTATGTAACAAAAGGATTTATGGGGGTCGCTCGTTTTATTACGGGCAGCTTTATGACGGCGCTTCACAACGTCGCCAGTTTCATTAAAAACACGATGGTAGAAGCACTTCGCACGATGGTGCGAAATGCTGCACGCGCTTTCGGTCTATTTGCTGCGAGCCTGGTACAAGTCCAGGTAGAAATGGATAAGTTTCACAGCATTATGACTATGTCGACCAGCGGGATGGAAGAATCCCAGCGTGTGTTCGACGATCTGGCTGCGACCGCTAACACGTTCGGTCTTACTCTGGAAGGCAACCTGCTCAAAGAGTTTAACAAGTTCCGAACGGTAATGGTACAGGCAGGTATCGAAGGCCAGGAGTTTATGGAAATCTTCGGCAACTTTGCTCAGGTTTCTAACGTATTCCACTTAGGGGCGCAAGACCTTCAGTTTGCTATCCTCGCACTTACTCAGATGGTTTCGAAAGGTAAGGTGTCGATGGAAGAAATGCGGAGGCAGTTAGCGGAACGTCTGCCCGGCACTATGCAGGTTGCGGCCAAGGCTTTTAACACCACGACCCGCGAGCTAGAACTGGCAATCACGAAAGGGTTTGTAAAACCCGTTCCGCTGATCCAGGGTATGATGGAAGAGTTTGCTAAGGTGACTTCAGAAGCGTCTCTGAAAGCAGTAAACTCTATGGAAGCCCGCCTCGGTCGCGTTGCTAACATATTCTTCGAACTGAAGCGGAAAGTTCTTGCTTCAGGCGTTCAGGAAGTTTTTGTACAGTTCTTCGAACGCATACAGAATCTTGTCGGGTATCTGATCGACTCGGGCGCAGTGGAACGGTTCAGCCGCGTCTTATCCGAAATGTCGTCTAAACTCATCAACTTCTTATCTAACACTTCTGGTCTTAAAACCTGGCTCGGCCACTTTGCCGATAACTGGGGCCAGATTATGATGGGGTGGGTTTACAAAATCTTAGGTGCGTTTGGCGAAGGTATGTTAATGATCGCCAAAGATATGAAACAAGGCTTCTCTGTAAAAATACAACAGAAAAAAGAGGGGGCAGGACGAAAGTATTTTGAGGGTGGGTTTCTATCGGACATTGGGGACATCCCCGACCTACTTATGAACGCATGGAAAAGCAACTCCCTCACTAACGAAATGAAACAAGAGGTACAAAAGACAACTTTCGGACTAGGGTTTGATATCGCAGACGATGCGATGTCTAATTTTATGGACTGGTTGGGGGAGGCCCAAGCTAAAGCAGACGAAAACGCAATACTGCTTAAAATGGCTTGGGAAGCGCCTGAAGACCCGTTTGTTGTAGCAGAAAATGTTTTGCGCCGTGCAGAGCAAGTTGGTCCGTTCTCTGACTCAGCAACTCTACTTTCTCAGATTGGACAGCTTACCCAACTTCGTAACGACATTGCAGACATCGTACAAAATATGCCCGCTAAACTGCAAACACCTGCGTTTGTGGACGAGGCGGCTACACTACAAGGTCAGACCCAAGATCAGCTCGACCGAATAACTGCTACTTACGAAGCCAAGACACAGACTGGCGATTCGAATCGACAGTTGTCCGATATAATGGATACCGCTAAGGACGCCAGCAACGTATTTACTGAGCTGGATAAAGAACTAGAAAAACTGTCGGGCACTTTGTCTAGTACCCTAGTTGACGGTTTGATGGAAGGAAAGCTGGCGTTTGCAGACATGGCTAATTCGATAGTCAGGTCTATGATGGAAATCGTTACGCAGGTTATGATCGTAACACCGCTGCTTACCGCTTTCCGGAATTTGGTGTCTGGGTTCGGTGATTTTCTCATGCCTCAAGCCAGTCCGATGCCTAACAACCCCGGACTATTTGCCCCGCAGTCGTTAGCCTACACGCCTGCTGCTAAAGGTATGGCATTAGAAGATGGCAGTCAGATTACCGCTTACGCCAAAGGCGGTCTCATAGATAAGCGGGTGTACGAGTTCGCCAAAGGCGGTCTGGTTAAGAAACCCACCGTGTTCCCGATGGCCGAAGGTACTGGCCTTATGGGCGAAGCAGGGCCAGAGGCTATTATGCCGTTGCGCCGGGATAGCAAAGGGCGACTCGGGGTTAGTGGCGTTGGTGGCGATGGTGATGTTAAAGTCGAAAACAACATTACGATTACTGCCCCCGAAGGGTTTACTGCGGAAACGCAACAACAGCAAAACGAAACTGGCGGAATGGATACCGAAATCCTGTTCCGTCAGATTGAAGGTCGGTTGGCTGATCGGATTAGCCGCCGACAAGGTCCGATGTTCCAGACGCTGCAGCGAGGCGGTCATAAAGGAATCCTTGGCTAGTGGGAACCCTTCGTAATACAGACTGGCCTACTAAGTTTGGGCAACCGGATAAGGCAGGTGTCGCTATTAATTATCACCAAGACCTTATTCTCAGCAACGGGTTTGAAGTAAACACGCAGCGGCTCAATCCGATTAAAAACCCCATCGAACTCGATCTTGTCTGGACTATGCAGAGTTTTGGTGGGTTTGACTGCTTCTCGACGTTCGAAGGCTGGTATCGGCACAATATTTGGCGCGGCCTACGCGGATGCAATATGGATATAGAGATAGCAGGCACTACGCGCCCGTTTACCGTGTTTTTTACACGGGGCTATACCGCTACCTGTCTCGACTTTACCACGGCGCTTTACCAGGTTTCTGCGCGCGTAGACGCGGTGGAGCTATAAATGGCAGATTGGCCCGCGACGCTTGGCTATCCTGCTAGGTACAGCATCGAGGTGCGGTCTACGGCCCAGCGACAGATTACGGCGCGTGGTTTTCGCCCGATACCTGTAGCGACGGTACAGAAAGACATTATAACTATGGAATGGCTCTTTACGGCAGCGCAGTATGCGACGTATCGTACCTTCCTTGAAGACACGATTAAGTACACGGATTCGTTTACCATAGATGTCCCTAGCGGTATTGGCTATACAACGCAGTTAGTTGTACTTGCTTCTGAACCCCAAGAAGCAGACCAGTACCCGATGATGCGCGTTCTTACCACGTTCGAGTGTTATGATCGCTCAGTCATTAGTGCGGCACAGGTAGACGCTAACTTAGCATGAGGACACTTTTATGCCAGCAGACGATCTTTCAGCAGTTCAGAAAGAAGCCTATATTCAGGTTTCTTCTCACTTAACTACGCTCCACACACTAGAAGTAAGACACCCCAGTTTTACGAGTCCCATTCGGGTTGTTCGGGACCAGCGCGACCTAACGGCAAAGCTGGAGCCTGACGCGCCAGTAAATCCGGACACGTATGTTACCTTCACTGGTATATGGTTCACGTTTATACCCCCAGAAATTAACGATGACCCAAACCCGACGTTTACCGTAATGATAGATAACGTCACGCACATTCTGACCCCGTATCTGGAACTGGCAAGCGCATCGACTACCCCGCTGGACGTTACTTACCGGATGTACTCCTGGAACCACATTACCGAGGGGCTGAACGAGGGGGACTACCCGTCAGCTGAACCTCTACATATGGAAGTATTCAGTGCTACGTCGAGCGGACAGACGGTATCTTTTTCCATTACGATGATCCCGATTTCTAACAGACCGTTCCCGTTTGAAAAGTACACCCCCTCGCGCTTTCCTGGACTTAAAGCGTGAAAGATACTGGGCCTAGCTTTATCAGCGACTACATTACTAAAGCGTGGTCTAGCGGCGGCGCTGGCCCAGACGACTTTAACTGCTACGGTTTAGTGCGCGATGTTTATCGGACTCAGTGGGACATCGACCTTCCTGAATTCATGGTAGAAGCTGACGACATTCGCGCTACGGTAGGAACCATAGCAGACGAACTGAAGAAAGCGCGGTGGGAAGAACTCGACGGTCCAGAACACGGGGCGTTGACGTTATTCAGTTACCGGGTGGTGCCTACGCACGTTGGCATCTGGCTCGATTATGATGGCGGGGTAGTTTTACATTCTTCGAAACAGCTTAATATAACCTGTACGCCGTTGCACATTTTACAGCAGTACGGATTTATCCGACCAAGGTTTTTTACTTATGTTACCTGAACAGCCTCAACACCCGGTTACTATCTGTTACTCCAAAGACCCGCTCGGGCATTGGAAAGGGATAGAGATTCAGCAGTTAGAAGCGCAGGAAAAGACGATACAGCAAGTCTTGGAAGAGACAGGTATCTGGGAAGACTTTAATGTCTACCCTCTGTACTGTACCTATAATGGCAACCCGATTCTCCGGGCGCGGTATGAAGAAATTGTACTGACCGAGCACGATATTCTTATTGTGCATAACCAGCCGTATGGTGGTGGGGGCGGTTCTGACCCCCTTCGTATTGTACTCCAGGTTGCGTTAGTTGCAGCTACGATCTGGTCAGGGGGTGCGTTTGGCCCGCAGTTTGCAGGCGCGTTTAGCACCGTAACCGGCATAACAATGACCGCTGCAGTAGGTAGTGCGCTCATATCTGCTGCCGTTATGATCGGCGGCTCCTTGCTTATCGACTTGATCGCGCCTTTACCAAAACCGGATGGCGATCTGACGCCCACGGACCCAGTTTATAAACTGTCCCCGCAAGGGAACCAGGCGCGGCTCGGACAACCGATTCCCATCCGGTACGGTAAAACACGGGTTTATCCTGACTTTGCATCCATCCCGTATTCCGAATATACGTCAGAAGCCCTGAACCGCCCGTCTGGAGAATTAGCCGTTAATCCTCTCACCGACGGCCTCAACATCGACAACTACAACTTTAACCTGCTTACTACAACTGCATCTTATTCCTCATCAAACGCGAGTGGTGAAACTAGGCAAATCCTTAACTTGCTTTACTGCGTCGGACAAGGGGAGTTTGGTATTACAGACATTCGTCTGGGCGATACCCCCATATCAAATTTTGAAGACGTTGCTTACGAGATATATCAGCCGGGCGAACCTGTTACTTTGTTCCCTACCAACGTAGATGTTTCGACTGACGTAAACGGGCAGGAGCTGACGCAGAATAACCAAATTGGGCCATTCCCTATCGGGGATGTCGGGGAAACGATTAATGCTATTACCATAGACCTTGCATTTCCGACCGGACTTGTCCGAGTAAAGAGCAACGGCAACAAAGAGTACTACAAAGTTGATTTCCAGATTTCGATTCAGGAAATTAACGATGCTGGCGCCCCAACTGGGGTATCTAACACCATAACCCGCTCTGTTGAAGCTAAGACACTAAAGCCCCTGTATAAAACCTTTCGCATCGAAGGCGCGGACATACCGACCGGCACTTTTAACCGATACCAAGTAGGCATTACCCGATTAACAGAAGACGCTAAAGAACGGTTTTACACCACGTCTGTCTGGGTTGGGTTGCGCGGTTATATCCCTTCAACCGATCCAAATCAGTTCGAAGGGCTTACAATGTTTGCCCTGCGCCTCG